ATGCTGTATGTCGATTTGAGCTCTTTCAAATCAACCGTCGAAATCTCGAACTATCGTGTCTGGTTATATCGGTCAGGGATACGTCCATCGGCCACAATTGGACTGGGATGTGTTGGATCAAGTCTTGCGGATCCGCACTACAACAAGCAAGCGAATTGGAATCCGGATGGCAGTATTACGTTACTTGGCGGAATTGGCAGGGAGAACATTCTGATGCAGCGTTTTTCCATGCCGATTCCTAGTGGAGTGACGTTCTCCTAGACAAGTGGCACCGTGATACAGCCTTCGACCCATCCCCCGTTTGCGCTTACTGTCATCTTTCCCGAGGAACGCAAGCCGATGGTGTGCTGCGCCACCTGCACTTCGACGCCATGCAATCCGATGCTCGAATTGGATATTGCGGCGCAATGTACCTCGAACGCCGCCTCCAAACCGGCTGGGAGTTTGAGAATCTGTGACACCTCCCACTCTTTCGCCGCGTTCCAATCGGTGTTGAGGCGATTGGCGTGGAATGCGACTAGAAGCATCCTGCCGACCAAGGCGGTGCGGTAATCCACTTTCCAGTTCGTGTTCGGCGCGGAAAGGGTTACGGAAAACTATTCCGTCATCCAACAGCCGTGCGCCGTGGAGTAGGCTGATTTCATGTCGCCCAGCATTTGCACCTTTCCGTCGCGCATGACAAGCAGGCTGAAACCGCAGGACGGGAACGATATGATGCTCTGGTCGGCGAGCGGACGGAACGCTTCTGGGATGGTCTCATTCGCCGTCGAGTAGTTCTGCTGTCCACTGCCGTCGAACTTGACGTTGCCGTTGATCGTGACGATGCGTCCGACGCGACATAGAGTGAGTCTGCTGTTCGTGTATGGAGGTTTCCATGGCTGGGTTACGGAATCCCACAGCTGGCTCATCGGAGGCAACTGCTTGACAAGCATGACAGGAGTTCCGGCGGTGATGCCACTGATCGGGATACGGGCGATCGGAATCCATACGGTGCCGGAATTGTTCAGGATTCTACCCGACGGTACCGTGGGGTCAGCCGCCGTGCCACTGGTGGCGGTGCCCTTCAGCACCGCGAGCGCGATCGTTTCGATGTTGTTCGAGTCTCGCGTGTATTTCACGCAGATTAGGTCGTTGCGGTTCCGTCCTGTGACTCCGCTTTCGATGGTGACGGTTTCCGCCGCGGTGACGCGTGCGTATCGTCCTTCGATCACAAGGTTGAGGACCGGGATGAGCGCTTTGTTTGCTGACTGCATGGTCACGGCGGGGAATTTGCCGTCGCTGCCTTGCAGCAGGTAGTTGCCGTTTCCGACCAGTCCGGCCTGCATGGCTCCTTGGTCGCTGGATGTGATGTGCGGAGCGCCGGCCTTGCCGGTGATGAGATTCATGGTCATGGTCATTCCTTCTTATCTGTTGTGTTGTTGAGGTATGCGGCGTAGGCGGCGTCCTGCGTGGCTGCCAGCGCTTTGAACGTCTGCCAGCATGCGGTACAGACGAGCGCGCCCTGTGCGACTCCGTCGACGGTGGTGTGGGTGATGTCGTGCCAGTCGCTGGAGGTGCGTGGGTCACCGTCGGCGAGGTATGCGGAGGCGTGGCATCGGTCGCAGGTGTATCTGGTGATGTTCGTGGTTCGTGCCATTGATGTTCCTTTCTCTTTCAGGCTGTGCGCTGGTAGATGTGTCCCGGAAGGATGGTGTTGCATTCCTTCCAAGTGCCGCCGTAGGTGGTTCCCGGATTTGTTGTGGCGGTGGTCCAGTAGAGGGAGCCGACCGGGTGGGCGGCGATGAACGCCTGGCTTGCGCTCATGCCCGTCTCGCCCTTGTCGCCCTTCGGGCCGACGAGGCTTGTGTTCGAGACTGGCTTGAACGTCACGTTTTTCCCGGTGGCTGTGATCTGTGCGTACATCAGGTTCTTGCCGCCGTTGGTCATGGCGAAGAAGTATTCGCCTACGACCGGGGCACGGTTGAAACTGAGTTTCTGCCAGTCAAAATCCGAGCATGCGGACGTCCAGTATCCGGATAGTATGCGTGTGATGATCAAGGCAGGCAACCCGGTCTCGCCGCGTTGGCCGGCCTCTCCTTTCGCTCCGGTGGCCCCGGTCGCGCCAGTGGCGCCGGCAGGGCCCTGCGGTCCTTGCACTCCCTGCTTGCCTTGCGGTCCGGTGTCGCCCTTGGGGCCTTTGACGTTGCCGAGCAGAATCTTCGTCATATGCGCTCCTTACTTTCCGTCATTGATCATGTAGTACAGGTCTCCCGTCGCCGGATCGTAGGAGACGGGAGCCGCCGACGCGGTGGTCGTATCCGCGTACACGGCGTACAGGTCTCCGTTCGGGTCGACCTGCAGTGTGAAGAATCCGGAAGTTGGCGCCGTCACGCCGCTGGCACCCTGCGGTCCTGTCGGCCCCTGTGGGCCCTGCAGTCCCTGCACACCTTGTATTCCCTGCTTGCCTTGCGGACCAACCGGTCCGACCGGTCCTTGCGGGCCGGTGGACCCCGTTAGACCGGTTGGACCTGCAGGGCCTTGCGGCCCTGTAGGACCGGCCGCTCCAGCGTCGCCCTTCTCCCCGCGCAGGCCCTGCAGACCTTGTGGCCCCTCCGGGCCTGCCAAGCCCTGTGGACCGCGTTCACCGGCCGCTCCAGTCGCTCCTCTGGACCCGGTATCACCCTTCTCGCCTTTTTCGCCTTGCGGCCCCTGATCGCCTTTCTCACCTTTTGGCCCCTGCGCGCCCTGACCGCCTGTCGGAAGCCCCAGGTTCAGGGTCTTGTCGCTGCCATCTCCGGTAAGCGACGCGCTGGCCTGCGCGCCTGCTGCGAGCGTGTCCACCGAACCGATTCTCAGGCCGGTGATGTAGTCGCCTTTCGGCTGCTTGCCCGCCAACGCCGTATTAAGCGCACCGATGTCCTGTCTGGTCACGTCGGCGCTGAAGGTCCAATTATCAAGCTTGAGGCCGGCTCCCGCGTAGTAGGCGTGTCCGCCATCCCCGATGGAGGATTCTCCGCTGTTGCCGCCGGCGCTGGCGCCTCCGGATTCGTAGGTGACGGTGAGCACGCCTCCCGAAACCTTGACGATCTTCTTGGAGATCTCGGCAGTGACGACGAGGCCCGTGTTGTTGTCACGGCCCGTGACCAGGTCGCCAACGTCCGCGTCGATGCCGTCGGGAATGTCCACGTCGATGGCGCTGGTGTTCCGAAGTTCCTGGAATTTCTGCCTGCCCTTGTCCTCGAGCTCGTCGGCTTCGGCGTTGGACAACTCGTATGTGGCGGTGCGTTCGTCAAGCCCTTTGAGTGTCTGCGTGTGGCTGAACGTGCCGTTCGCGTCGGCGTACCAGTGGATGACGGTACGGTCCTTGAGTTCGCCCTTGCCCAGGCAGATGAGATGGTTGATAGGGTGCGCCGCCTGTTTGGCGGTGAAGTCGATGAGGTCCGAGTCGATGCTGTCGCCGATCGTGCGGACGGGCATGGCGCTCATAGCCACCTTGTCGCCGTCATTACGCAACCGGAGTTTGAGTCCGCTTGCCCTGAGCATCTTGACCAGACCGCTGTACAGGTCCACGTACCGGTCGAACTGGCAGGTGGTCTTGTGGCCGGCGCTTTCTTCGGTGACGGTGAACAGGCCTTGCAATCCCGCACGGCTGACGAGCGTGCGCATGATGACGGGAATCGTGCCGGACAGGGTGAGGTAATCGTTGTTCCTGTCCGGTTCGATGATCTTCGAGGCGAGCACTCCATGCCAGTCGCGGCCATGCCATGTGACGGTGGACAGGCCTCCGTCCACGTCGACATCCGTGTCGTCGATGATGCCGCCGTACTCGGTGCCGTCGATCATGATGCGGCTCCCCGCCTTGAGCGCGGCGTCTTCGACCTGCAGGTCGAAGTCGTTCTCCCCGCTGCCGAACGCGAGGTCGAGCGTGTATGAGGCGTGGCTCGCCACGGGTTTGCCTGTGGCGTCGGTGACGATCAGGTCCATGGCGGTTCGCTCCTTTCCTCGCAGACCGTCAAGTCGAATTGGAATCCTCCCGGCCAGCTGATCGGCTGTGTTCCGGGCGCGAGCGGTTGAAACACGTACCGGCCGGAATCCTTGCCCGACCCTCGCACGGCCTGCGCGAAGCAGTTGGTGGCGAGCCCGGTGCCGCTGACCATGGTGACGGTCCTGACATCGCCGGTGCCGTCGATTTCCAGACGTGAGCCGGATGGTACGGTCACGTCGACCTCGTATCGGTTGGTTCCGATGATGACGTACGGGTTTGTGCACGGTCCGAATATCGTGAGTTTGACCGGCTGCGGGATGGATGTGTCGTTGACGATCTCCGCGCCCAATGCCATGCCGGCGAAATCATGCGGATAATCATGCGGATAGTCCAGGTCGGAGGTTCCGGAATCGTATCGCGGCGTGAAATGCGTCATGGTCGAACGACGCCACACGCCATCGGCCAGTACGATGGTCAACTGCGTCTCGACCATCGTGGGCGTGATGGACTGCGGCTCGCTTTTCGTGATCCACGCTCCGGCTTTCCACTCGCCGTCGGCGATGAGCGTGCCTGGTTCTCCGGAGGCCATGTCTGCGTCCGCGAGGCGGCGCAATAGGTCGAGCGTCTCCGGAGAATCGTGGATCTTCACGGGGATGGTCGTCTCACGTGTCTTGCGTGTGATGCCCGTGATGCCGCGCGAGGCGAGGCTGTAATCCCAAATGCGGGCGCGCAGTCCAGTGAGCGTCCCGCCGTAGAGCGGCCCTTCGAAACCGATCGACTCGCCTGTCGCGCCGCTCACGTAGCTCAGGGTTCTCATGCCACGCTCCTTACGAGTCTTGCGAAGTCACGCTGGGTGAACGGCCGGTCGTCGGCCGTCGCCGTTTCGACGGCTTCGATCAGCGTGTCCATCCTGCCGATGACGGTTTCCAAGAGTCTGTCGGAATCCGATGGCGTGGCCGTGGTGACGTTCAATCGTCCGGTCTTCGACCAGTCCGTGCCGTCGAGGCTCATCGAGGAGACGAGCGAGTCCATGGACCGGTCGACCACGGCGGCCGAATCGTCGATGCCCAGGGCCATGCCCCGGCCGATCATCACGCCGACCTCGTCACGCATGAGGCGTGATGGTGAGTGGATGCCGAGTTTGCTTTTGACAGCGGAGATGGCATCGTTGACGCCGGAGAGCAGGCTCGACGCGATGCTGCCGATCTTGCTCTGGATGCCGCTGACGATGCCGTTGACGATATTCGCTCCGATGCTGAGCATGCGGCCCGGCAGTGATGACAGGGTGCTGACGATGTTCTGCACGAACTGGTTGCCGGCCTGCAACGCCTTGGACCCCATCTGGGACGCCCAGCTGGCAACGCTGGAAATAGTCGCGGACAGCCATGAGCCGATTCGTCCCGGCAATTCGGAGAGGAACGTACCCACGCTCGTGAGGAACCGGCTGCCCGCCTGGATGGCCTGCGACGCCATGTTGGAAACCCACGCCGAGGCTGAGGCTACGGCTCCCGCGAGCCAGCTAGCCACATTGCCGGGCAGCTGGGTGAGGAACGTGCCGACGTTCTGCAGGAACTGCGTACCCATCTGTAGAGCTTGCATGGCCGTGGACGACACCCATGCGCCGATGCTCGCGGCTGTCGAGGCGAGCCATGCGGCCACGTTCCCTGGGAGTTGGGCGAGGAACGTGCCGACGTTCTGCACGAATTGCATGCCCATCTGGAGGGCCTGCGCGCCGAACGCGACCGCGTACAGCGCGATTGACGTGACGGTGTAGCCGAGCCAGTAGGCGATTGTCTCTGGCAGGTTCATGATCGCGTTGGCGAGGTTTGTGAGGAACTGTTGTCCGGCCTGCAATGCGGACTGGCCAAGGCTCACGGCCCATGATGCGACGGCTGACGCTGTTCCGGCGAGCCAGCTGGCGATGTTGCCGGGCAGTTGTTGGAACCATTGTCCGACACCTTGGATGGCCGACGGGAGCGTCGAGGTGAAGAACGTGACGATGGTCTGGCCGATAGAGGTGACCTTGCCGACGGTCGCCTGCCACGCGGACGAGAGGAACGACGTGAACGACGCCCACATTTGACGTCCGGTATTGGTCTGGGTGAAGAACCATGCCAGTGCGGCGACGACCGCACCGATGGCTACGACGAGCATTCCGATAGGATTCGCGTCCAAAGCAGCGCTGAACGCCAATTGCACGGCAGTAGCGGCCTTGGTCACCGCACTCCACGCCGATTGAGCGGTCTTGACGATGTTGAACGAGCCAGCGAGTTGCTTCAGACCGCCCGCCACACTTCCCGCGTCGGAGATCTTGCCAATCAAATCGAACGCGGCCGTAGCGGTCTTCTCCACACCGGAGGCAGTCGCGGAAATGGCCTTCAGTCCACCGGAAACTGTCTTCAGCCCGGCCGAGACGATATCCCAGCCTTTGACCGCGAGCAATGCAATGGTGATGGCTTTCAACGCGCCGGATACCAGTGCGCCGTTCTGCTGCGCCCACTGTCCGACCGACTGCAGCCAGCCTCCCACCGTCATGAGCACGCCGGTCAAAGTGTTCAACAGTCCGGCGAAGCTCTGCGCCGCGGAACTGGCGGTGCGCGCGCTGTCGTTGAAGCCGAAGGCCTGCGAGACCGCGGCCGCCAATCCGGAGACCAGCGAGCCCAATCCGGAGATGACGCCGGTCAGGCTTTCAAGGAACGGCTGCAACGCGCCCGTCTCGATGAACGTGTTGACGAACGTCTTCGCCCATCCCGCCGCGTTCGACAACGCCTGCGCGACCGAAGCGACCACTCCCGCGAGCGCGCCGGCGGTTGTGGAGAACATTGTGGCGGCTTCGCCGCCATTGTTGAGTCCGCCTATGAGTGATGTGATTGCGTTCCAGAGGCCAGTGAGTTGGCTTTTGAGGCTGGCCGTCGCCGAGGCGAGCATCTGGAAGCCGGGGATGTTGGAGATCGTGTCGCCAAGGTTTTTGAGTTTCGCCTGTGTGGCGGGTATCGCGTTCTCGAGACCTTGTTGGAGTGCCGCTCCGACTTTTTGCAGGGTTGGTGTGACGGCTGCGGTGAATGTGTCGATGAGTGGGATGGCTTGGTTGAACAGGCCGCGTAAGCCGTCGAGGACTGGTGTGGCGGCTGTTTCTCCGAGTCGGCTCAACGCGGCTTTCACGTTGGCCAGGGCGCCGGTGAATGTGGTGCCTGCGGATAGTGCGGCGCCGCCTAGGCCTTCCTGCATGGCGTCGGCGAAGGTTTGGAAGTCGATTTTGCCGTCCGAGACCATGTCGGACACTTCGGCGCTGGTCTTGTTCAGGTGCTTGCCGAGCATTTGGAGGACTGGGATGCCGCTCGACATGAGCTGGAGCATGTCGTCGCCCTGGAGTTTGCCTCGGGCGGCGACCGATCCGAAGATCGTGCCGATGTCGGTGAGGCTTCTGCCGCTGATCTGCGCGGTGTCGGCCACGGTCTTGAGGACCTTGGTGAGCTGGTCGCCTTCCTTGATGCCGGAGGCGGACAGGCTGGCCGCGACGGTCGCGGCGTCACCCAATCCGAACGCGGTGCCCTTGACGGATGCGAGCGCGTCGTTCATGATTTCGGTGACGCTCGCGCTGTCGTGGCCGAGGCCTTTGAGTTTGGCTTGCGCGTTCTCGATGTTGAGGGCGCGGGTGAAGCCGCCTTTGGCGGCCAATGCGGTGATGCCGCCGGCGAGGGTGGCGATCGCGCCTGTGCCGACCTTGCCGATTTTGCCGAATGCTCCGCCGATCTTCGAGATGAGGGTGCTGGAGCTTTTCTTGGAGGCTTTGTTGACGGCGTCGCCGATGTCGCCTTCGATGCTTTTGCCGAATCCTTTGCCGGATGGTTCGACGTGGACGTATGCGACGCCTATGTCCTGTGCTGCCATCGTGTTTCCTTATTCGTAGGTTGGGATTCCGATGGCGGTCGGAGTCAGAGGTCGTCGTTGATGTGGAAGTAGGCTTTGAGCCGTTCCCTGTCCTCGCGTTGACGGCGGGTGAGGTTGTGCGTCGGGGTTGGCGGGCGGAGCGGGTCGTGCTCGTGGTCGAACCATGGGCGTTTGCGTTGTCCGGACAGCGTCCAGACCGCCTGTTCGGCTCCGTCGGGCGCGTAGACGGCGTTCTGCAACGCCATCCACGAGTGGCTCGTATGGTCTTTGAGGATTTCGCGGGTCAACGCCCAGGCGAGTCCCCAATCGACTCGTGGACGTTGGCCTTCAACCCATTCCCGGAAGCGTACGGGCCTGTAGATCTGCCCGTACGCTCGGATCCAGTCGTAGGCTAGTGCCGCGCGATTGTTGTTCCAGAGGTGGGCGAGGTAAACGCTTTTGGGTCCAGTCCGGATTCCTCGGCCCACGCCTTGATGGTCGCGGTGAGGTAGGCCATCGGACGTTTGGTCTTGCGCAGCACGTTCCAGAAGTTCGGCTGCATCGTCTGGAAGTAGGCGAGGAACGTGCTCACGCAGGCCGTGGTTTCCTCGTCGGACAATGCGGGCTTGCTTTTGATCAGGAGGATGGCCTGGACGAGTTCGATGGGCAGTTCCGCGTTGTTGAGGTTCGGCAGGTCGAGTTTGACGCCGGCGACCTCGAGGTGCACGTCGGGTTTGAGCTCTTCCGCTTCGGTCAGGTCTACGTCCACGACATGGTATTCTTTGTCGCTCATGTTGGCTCCGTTCTAATGGTTGGCGGTTGAATGGGTGTCCCGTGCGGCCGACCGCCATCGGCCGCACGGGAAGAATCAATGGGTCACTTGGCGTCTTCAGTGACGAGGCCCCATGCGTGGAACTGTTCGCCGTTGGTGCCCTTGAGCATCTTGAACGTCATGCTGAAGTTCATGATCTCGCTGGATTTCAGGCTCACGTCGTCACGGTCGCTCACCTTCGCGTTGGTGCCGTACAGGAGGAACGGACGGTCCTGCTGGTCGAGCGCGACCAGCACGAGGATCCACTCCTTCTTCAATCCGGCGCCCTTGATGCTGATGCCGCCGTCCGAATCGACGTCCACGTCGAAGTAGGCCGACACCACATCCTTGCGGCCCTCCATGGCGGCAAGCTGCAGGGTCCAGTAGCCCGGATCCGTGTCGGACAGCACGATGTCGCCGTTGTGGGCCTTGTAGTCGGTGCTGTCGCCCGGTTCCGGATGCAGTACGGCGCCGTCCTCCGTGGAGTAGCCGATCGGCTTCTTGCTTGCCGGCGGGGTCCAGGCCACTCCGGTCGGAGCCACGAACGTGCTGTCGCCCTTGGGGAACAGGAACAGCGCGTAGTTCTTGATCAGGCGCACGTTGCCTGCGGTGTTGCCGCTGGACACGTACCCGTAGTCGGTCGCGCCCTGCGCGGCGACGGTGGTTTTTTCGTTGTTGTCAGACATTCGTCTGCACCTTTCCGTTCTTCGCGTGTGGCGGCACGTTGTCTTTGGTTGTGTTTCAGTTGACGGTGACCTCGAGCAGGAGCACTCCGTACGCGCACACCAGCCTCTTGTCCTCGTCAGTCATGCGTACCGGCCCGGATTCGAGTGACGCGTCGATGAGCGGCGCGACGTTTCCGAGCCCGATGATCTCCCTCGCGATGTCGGCCCACAGGCGTGCGGCCTTGCCCCAGTCGCCCGTATGGTCCTCTCTCATGCATCGCACGCTCAACCGCAGCCGCACGTACTGCGAGATTGGGGTGCTCATGCCTTGCATGGAGTCGGCCAGAGTGGCTTCGGTGAAGGGAGGTTCGAGGTCGCTTCGTTCGATGGTGTCGAACGTCACGTCCGGGAACAGTGTCCTCAGTTTGGACAGGAGCAGGGGTTCCGTGCGCCGGGGAGTGACCGGGATGCTCATACGCGCATCCTTCCGAGCGTGTCCTCCAACGTGCCGTGCGCCTTCTCCACCGGTGCCGGGCAGATGATCGCCACGCCGCTGCGGTTCTTGCCGTCATGGTCGCGGACCATGCAACGGTCATCCTCTACGGCGGCTTCGGCCGCGTCCCTCATGCGCGAGCGCAATGTCTCGTTTTTGAGGACCTGTTGGCTGAACGCCTTGCGGTTGAATACGAATCTGCATCGTTTGGCCATGCTTATCCTTCCCGTTCGCCCACGGTGATGACGTCGCCGATGTGGCGTCCGTGGAGGTTGTCCCACACCTGCGGCTTGCCCTTGACGGGCAGCAGCCGGCCCCTGACTTTGATCAGGTCGGTGGCCTGGATGCCGGTCGGTTGGTTTCCGCGGATGTGGATCGTGTATTCGGTGGTCTGCGGGCTGGCGTTCTCCTCGGTCTGGTCGGTGGTGGAGGTTGGCGCGACCATCGCCTGGAACGTGCCGACGCGGGCGGGTTTGCCCTGGATGGGGTTGCCGTCCGTGTCGGTGGTGGACTGGCCGCGCCACATTTCGATGGTTTCCACTAGGACGTCTCCCCCGTTGCCATGTCGACGCTGAACGCGCGCTGAGCGTTGATGCCAAGGATGCGTTTCTCGTCGTCGCGCAGCCAGAGATCGCCGGTGGGCGCTCCGAAACTGTATTGTTCGCTGAAGCTGCCGGTGGTCTGGTTCATCTGCGTGATGCCGCCGGGAATGTCGTACGGGTCGGCCTGCATGATTCTGCGGACGATGTCGCAGGTGATCTTCGTCAGCAGGCGTGGCCGTTCTTCGAGGAGCCGCCGCCAGATGGGCGAGCGTTCCTTGATGTAGTCGGTCACGTCCGCGAGATGCGTGTCGGCTTTCTGACGTTCCTCGTCGGTGAGCTTGTGCCACCTCCGTTCGAAATCGTCGGAGGTGGCGAACATGTCCGGTTCGTCCGTCATGGTCACTTCTTGTCCGGCAGCTTGATCACCCCGGAGGCCGCGAGGCCGGTGATAGTGTCATCGAACTGTTTCGCCAAAGTATTGAAAGCCGTGACGAGTTTGTCGAATTCATCCTTGGTCGGAGCGGCTGCGGCGGCCTTGACGATGTTGCCGTCAACGTTGCCAATCGTCTGTTCGGGCGCGAACTGCTTGATGCCGCCGAGGGTGTCCTTGCCAGCCTCCGGCAGTTCGTAGGCACCGGAACCGGCGGAGAAGGCGGTGCCGTCAGTGTTGACAAGCCGCACCTGCGCGTCCAACGGGCCGACAGTGTGCTTTTCCTCGCCTGCAGGGTTGATCACAAGCGTCTGGATGGGGAAACTCATCGTTCACCTCACTTGGTCTTGAGCACGGCGAACGCGTTCGGGTCGATGACGGCGAACGCGTACATCGCTTCGGTACGGTATGCGATCTGGTTGTGGGCCTTCAGGTCCACGCCGGTCTGGTCCGGGTCGCCGTAGGCGATAATCTCGCTGGTCAGGTCGCGGACCATGCCCCATTTGATGAGGCTGAAGTCTCCCATGAACGCGAGCACCTTCGTCGGGGTCGAGGCCAGTCGTCCGTTGACGGTGCCAGAGGTCGCGGCGGTGATGCCGTCCAGGCTGCCGGCCTGCAGGTTCAGCGGAATCTCCGGATAGAAGCGCATGCCGGTGGAGGGGACGCGCAGCTTGCGCAGACGGGACGCCCAAGTCTTGGACAATGCCACGCCGTTGATGTCGTAGGAGTCGTTCAGCGCATCGGCCAGGGCGTCCACGTTGCTGATTTCGTCATCGCCGGCGATCACCTGCACGGCGGACGTGCTCAACGGGTTGAATCCGGAAAGCGCGGTGCCGGTCTTCGGGTTAATCGCATGGTAGATCACGTAGTCGAGCGCACGGCCCAAAGCGGCTGCCTGATCCGCCTGGATGCTGCGGATGATCTGCAGCTGGTTGTCCTCGTCGGCCCACTGGAGTTCGCTCGTGACGCGGGTGGTAGTCTGCACCTTGAAGCGCTTCGCCACGACGGAATCCACGGTCTGCTCGTAACTGTTCTTGACCGCGCCTTCGGCCACGACCTCGGCTTCGCTCTTGCCGTTGAACACGAGGCAGTCGGCGTCGGAGAAGATCTGCGGCGTGCTGGGGCTCAGGGACGCGATGGTGCTGGTGTCCTTGGCCTTGTTCACGATTTCGGTGGCCACGCTCACGGGGAGCTTGATCTGGTCTGTTTTCATCGCCATGATGGCTTGTCCTTTCAGTCGTTATCTGCCGAGGAGCTGATGGATGTACGAGAGCTCTTCGGCGTCCTTGTTGTTGTTCTGGTGCGAAGGAGAGCCTGTCTGGTTCTTCACCCTCGGCGGCTTGGATGCTGGATGCAATGCCGCTCGCAGGAGGTCCGCATGCGCTTCGAGTTCCTCTTTGCTGCCGCCGCGGAGCAGTTCGGCCGGAACGTCCTTGTCTTTGGCGACTTCGGACACCCATTCGGCGTGCTGTTTCTCGGCCGCGGCGTCGTCGATCTGCTTGCGCAATGCGGCGTTCGATTCCTTAAGCTTGTCGATTTCGCTCTTTCCGGCGTTCTCCATCTCGTCGAGTTTCATGGCTTTTGATTTGAGCTCGTCGTAGTCCTTGTACTTGCCGCGCTCCTTCGCCAACCTTTTCTCGACGATCTGGTCGACCTGTTCCTGGGTGAACGATTTCGGCTCGCCGCCGTCGCCACTATCGCCGGAACCGCCCTCGTCCCCGCCGCCGTCGATGAGACGGATACGGGCCGGGAATCGGAATCTGTTGAACATGCTGTGCTCCTTCTTGCTGTTTCCCGTGGATTCGAGTTCGACCGCGCCACGGTGCGCTGTATGGTCCTCCCACGCGATACGGCGCATGGTCGCCGCCAACCGGACCGGCTGGTCGAGTGGTGGATGCAGGATTCGCACCTGCGTGGCTGTGAAGCACCCGATTTACAGTCGGGTCCGTTCGTCTACTCCGGCAATCCACCAAAAATGGCATAAGAAAAGCCACCCATGTGGGTGGCTTGGAATGATTTCAGACCTGTGGGATGGGCACTTTCCTGGCACCGGTCATGTAATGCCAGAATTCATCCGTTCCAGGAGTAAGGCTATGCAAAACGCCTGATGTTTTATCGACCGCGATGCTTGGCGTCCCAGGTACCGGATGTTCACTGGTCGAAGCGGCGAAATCAAGGCCGATGATCCATGCGTCGGAATTTTCCGCAGCGCCTATCGCCCTCATGCCGGGATATTCGGCAAGGACGAGGCCGATGGCATCCGTCAATATCATCTCTGGCCCTCCTTGCAGTATTTCAACACCAGTTCAGTAGGTTCCGCATCGTCTACCCTCATTATACGTGTCATGCCATGGTTGACCATTTCGAAATACCTTGACACGTTCATCGACCCGGTTTGCGGGTCCATGAAATGTATCCCGTCTTTCAGGTTCTCCGCGACGAAGACATGCCTCGTTCCATCAAGCCACTCCACTTCGACGAACGCGCGGCTGCCTTTGCCCCATTCATCCAAAAGCGCCGAAGCGCCATCAAGACCTGAATCGGAGCCACAAGACCGCCAATCGCCTTTAAAGGAGCTTCCCCACCGGTTAGTGTCCGTGTCCAAGGCCGGAAGTCCTGTCCTGGGATCCATCGGCCTCGGCATCGCGGTGACTGCGTATCCTCGCCTGCGCATTTCGTAAGCGACGACGCAACGCTGGCAGTTGTTCCTGTATTCCGGACCCTCATCGAACATCGGATTCGTCCCCACGACCGCATCCCTCAGGTTTCCGCTTCCAAGGAAGGTCCTGAACGGATGCTTCGCGTCGAACTTCGGCGGACGGCCCGGAGTCTTCTTCAATGCTTCGGGGACCACGGAATCCGTGCACACGCCGGGAGAGCTCCTGTACGCTTTGAGAATGTCTCCATCGTATTCGCGGTCGGCGAGCGCTTTCATTCGCTCGTATTCGGCTTTGTATGCGGTTTCGTCGTATCCGGCGAGCACCTGTTTGCCCCAGTTCGGCATGGGTTGGCAATGGCAGTCGGCGTGGTAGATGTTGCCTTTGCCACCTGCCGCTTCCTCGCTGGCGTATGCGTAGCCGCGTGAGGCGAGCATGGCGCAGAACGCGCATGTTTTGGGACCTTTTGGTACTCTCGCCCATTTTGGTTTCGTGGGGTCGAGTCGTATGTTCCGTCGTTCGGTCAATCGGGCGCCGGTGCGGATCATGTCGGTGATGAACTGTTGCGCGTCGTCGATGTTCGAGAATGATGGCCACAGGTCGTCGATGGTCGCGCCGGATCGTGCCTGGCCTGCCATGACCTGCGAGTAGGTCAATCCGTTGTAGTCGGTGTTGGCGAAGCCGCCTTGGACCTGCCAAAGTACCCGTTCCGGTTCCAGGTCAGATCCAGGGTCGAAGTCTGGCATGGTCACGCCAGCGTATTCGGCCCATGCGGTGCGTACCGTCGCATAATAGTCGTCGGCGAGGCGGTTGGCCGCGGCCGTGTATTCACGCACCGTTTCGCGCGCGTTCAACGGGTCGCGTTCCAGTACGGTCTCGATTTCATCGGCAGCCGCGTCGGTCAGGTTCGTGAGGTTGTCCTGGTAGTCCTTCCATGCTTGGTCAAGCACCTGTTCCAATGCTTTGCGGCGTTCCGGAGGCAGATTCAGATTGTTCAGATTCATCTGACGCCTCCTGCTGCTGGCTGTTTTGCGCCGCGCGGATCTTGAGCTGGTCCACGACGTTCTGCGCGCGTGCCTTGCGCTGGTCGGCGCGTAGACGCGTGATTTCCTCACGGCTCAGGCCGAGGCGTTCGAGTCCGACGTCGGAGTCGGCGTAGCCGGTGACCTTGTCGGCGATCTTCGTGAACGCGTCGGCGCGCGCCGCATCGGAGACCTCCCTTGTCGGTGCCCATACCGGGTGCACGTCGCGTATGGAGTCCGGTATCGTGTTCGCGCCTTCGCGCAACGCCACGGCGATGCCCATGGCCCGTTTGAGTTCCCGTCCGAAGGCCACGTTCTGCTTGTCTGCGATGCGTGTCAGACGTCGTTCGGCGGACGCCATGGCCTCGGCACTGGTCGGGTTGTCCAATGTGATGCCCAGGTAGTCGACCGGCACCCGGGTCTGCGAGGCGACGAGCATGGCCATCGTCTTGAGCATGTCCGAATGGGGTGTCATGGACGCCTGCTGCACCTGCTGCAATTGGGGAAGGTTGCCGTCCTCGTCGGCACTGATCGCGTTGATCGCCTGGATGAGGCTCTTCCACGTGTTGCTGCTGAACGCGTCCCTGTTCGCTCCGATGAACCAGAGTTTGGGGACGGAATAGAATTCGGCAGACGCCTCCATGCGGACCACGGTACGGAATCCAGCATCGACAAGGCTCATGAGCGAACGGCTGATGCGGCTGTGGCCGAACGGCCGGTCCATCTGCCTGTCATAGGCGAGCGAGACGACCGTCGGCTGATCGAAGTTCGTTTCGATTTTCTCCGCACGCCATGGCATCAGGTGGCCGGAGCATTCGTAGACCTTGCCTGGAAGCCACACGTTGAACGCGCATATCCGCCCGTCCTTATCGTCCTCGGTGATGGTCAACGCGGCGGCCAGACGATGGTCGCGCCGGTCCCAGATGCCCGCGGACCAGTCGGCGGAACGCGGAATCATACTGATTCGTTCCGGATCCTCCGGGTCTGCGGCGATGGTCAGGAAACTGCATGAATGCTTGTATGCGGATACGATCAGTTCGGACGTGGCCACGTCCAATTGGTTGTCCTCGAACAGGTCGCCAACACCCATCGTGTCGTCACCGGAAATGCTGAACCCTTCCAGGTCGCTCAAATCGCTCAATGAGCGGACGGCCAGTTCCGGCCATCCAATCATCGCCTCGACCTTGTTTTTGATCTGGTCCGGGATGGAGATTCCGAAGTCCTTGAACCGTTCCTTGCAGTCGTAGTAGGCTCCGCGGATCAGGTTGCGTGGATATTTCTCTCGCCATACGCGCAACAGTTCGTGGATGATGGGCATGTCCTCGTCGTCGACGCCGAGGATGGCGCCGATGTTGCCGCTCGCGGTATCGAGGTAGCTGCTGCCGGTGAATTTCGGTGCCGTGCTTACCGTAGTGCCGTCGGCCATGTAGAACACCATCAGACCATCACCTCCTGTCGTCTTCCCGGATGTCGTTTCGTCGTGCACGCCCCGTACAGGGCGAGTGTGGTGGACACGAGCGGGGTTATGTCAATGTCACTGCCGAGTTTGTTCCAGGCGATCGCGCCGGACTGTCCCAATGGGCGCGTGGTCGCGCCCTTGACGGCTGCGGCCAGCTGCGGCTGGTATTCGTCCCGCGGATGCTTGAGCGTTCCGGCTTTGAGCATGTCGAGGAACCGGCCACATGCGCGGCCCATCTCCTGCATGTTCGTGACCATGACCTTCACATGTGCTTTCTTCAGTTCCGGCAGCAGGCTCATAGCGGGCGACTGGGCGTCGATGACCACGCTGGCGGTCTTCGGCCAGCGTTCAGCGAGCCAGTCCACGGCCCACATGGTTCCCGCCTGCCGCGCGTCCTTGATGTTCGCCATCTGGACGATGGCCGAACCGTCCGCGTATCGTAGCGCCGCTCCGATGGTCAGCACGCTCCTGTCCGGAGGCATGTCGATGCCGAAGCTCACCGTGCCGCCCTCGGGCACGTCGTCGACGGCCGCGGCCTGCCACAGGTCGGGACTGATGGCGTATGCGGTGGCGGTCTCGTCCCATATGCCAAGCGCCTCACGACGGAATGAATCGTCCGACAGGTTGTTGCGCATGCGCATGATTGCCTGTTCGCTTGTACGTTTCGGATAGCTGGGATTCGCTTTAGCCCACTGTTCGCGGTCGTCCGGATCCGCGTCCTTGTCGGCGGCGAGCTCCACGTAGAGGAGGTTTCCGTCATGGTTCAGCGCATGCATGCGTTTCTCCGTGAACGCATCGCACTGGTCTCCCGGCTTGGGTGGATTGCCCATATACACGACCAGGGGGTTAGGACTCGTGTTCAAAACCGGAATCATGTTGTCCATCGCGCGCACTGTGAGGATCTGCGCTTCGTCGAACACGGCCACGTCCACGCTGTGCAATCCTCGGCCGAAACCGTTTTCGCGGGCGCCGAACAGGATGCGGCTGCCGGACGTGAACGTGATCTCCTGTTGGCCGTTTGCTCTGCGAATGCGTTCCACGTACCGGCCGAGCACTGGATTGTGCTCCATCTCGCACATGTCCGCGAATGTCTCGTCGCTGGTGCGCGTATGGTGGGCGGTCCAGATGGCTTTCAGGTTCGGTGTGAGTATCGCCTTGAGGAACAACGCGGTGCCGACGGTGAAGGTCTTGCCGATCTGCCTGCAGCTGGACAGCACGGCGCCGTCCGCGCCACACGCATACTTGCCTTCCGCGTTCTTGGCGAACAGAAGCCACAAGAAGCCCTGCTGCCACAAGTCGAAACGGATGCCGGCCTTGCGCGCAGCTTTGTTGATTCGCGTGAACTCGCTGCCGACGATGCCTTCCGGCTGGCGGAGGACCTTGGCGATTTCAGACAATCGACGCTCCGACATCGTCCGTCACCTCGTCTTCCTCATCGTCCAGCAGGTCGGTCAGGCCACCGACCTGGAGCGATTCGATGCGGTCGCATACGGCGATGAGCTGGCGGCTGATCGCGGGCAGCGCGTTCGCCGGCGTCGTGGGATCGGCCATGGCCTTGAGCAGCAGGTCACGGTTGTCTCGCAGTATGTCCAGCATGCTGCCGTCCATCATCCGTTCGAAGCTCCGCTGGTCGAGATCCTGCTCCGGCTTCTGTTTCGTTTCCACGGCTTTGACGGGCGGCTTACTGTTCCGGTCCTGTGCGGGCCTGTTCTTTTTCCGACGATAATCGGCTTTCTGGCGGCAGGACTTGGAACAGTACTTCTGAGGCCGCCCGTGGCCGGAAGGCTGGAATTCCTTGCCGCAGAGTTCGCACTTCATCGGCGCCATCCTCGCTTTCCGACCTTTCGTTGTTTCCCCTGTTTCCGACGTTTGAATCCGCGGGGAGAAATCGGCACTGCACCCGAGGCGACCGGGAGGGGGCATACCCGGGGTCCCCGCCCTGGTATCGGAGTCAGATGCCGAACGTTTTGAACGGCATCGAGCTTGCTTTCACTTCCTGTCTGCCAGCCAGCAGCGCTCGTGCGTGTTCGTCTGTCTTGTCGCTCTTGAACCTGTTGCATCTGCGGTGCGTGAGCCTGCAGTTAGTGAAGCTGTATGGATCACCGCCACGTGAGACCGGTACGAGCTCGTCGACTTCGGCGCTCATCGGATGTGGTGTCTTCAATGTCTTGTCGACTGGCTTGCCACAGATGGCACACACGTCGTATGCGGCCAGCACTCTTGCCCTGAGCTGTCTGCGCCGCCAGCCGTTGCTGACACGCTCGTTACGCCGCTTGCTCATGTGGCCTCCCCACATGTATGAGCCCCGGGGTGTCATGGATGCATCAATGATTATCTTCGCCGTTGGCTTGCTGGAATGCCGGTATAGGGGCTCCCGTATATGGACACTCCCGTGTCTTGTAGGGGCTCCCCATCATCTGCGAATACCCCTACCCCGGGTTTGTTTCATGGGTGCCTTCGGCGGGATTCGAACCCGCGTCCACACGCGGCCACAAGGAAGAGAATCCAATAAAGACTCGCGGCCGGTACGATCTACCACTGATTCCTACGAAGGCATACCGGCAGGCGGATTTGAGCATCACCGCATCACGGAAGCACGGGATTGGCTTGCCTGCCACATTGGGGTATGTCCACTCTGACGGGAGTGGGCGGAGCGTGTCCGATATGCCGTTCGGACAGGACGGGACTGCAACCCAGGGAGTTAGGAGAATCCATGGCGGATATGAAAAGGGTTCAAACCAAGTCACCTCGGTTTGAACCCTCTAATCCACTGACAATTCTGCGTTGCACTTTCGATTTTGTCAAATCGAATCGCGGCGCAGCACCTGCCGATGCACGTCCGAAAGCCTGTACAATGGCCGTCCCTTATCGTTCTCACCGGCCGGCTGAAGCCTGCCACGCTTACGCCACGAGCGAATCGTATTCGCATTGCACTGGAACCCGCATTCGCGCAGCAGCTCAGCACACTCCCCCGCCGTGAACGCCCTGCCCGATTCGATGCACTCCCGCAGGAAACCCAATCGCACATCGACCACGCGATAAGCGCTGCCGCACACCGGACAATCAACGCTCACCGCGCCGACCTCCGCACTCAGCTCCACTCCACACAGAGGATTCAGGCACCTGCCGATGCCGTGCCTGGATGGTGGCACGTCGATGATGGCCAGCGTCTTGCGCGCCAACCGCTCCCAGTCATGCCAGATCAAACCGATGTCCGGCAGTCGGTTCAACCGCTGGCATGACCAGCATGCCTTGAGCATGTCGACGATGGACGGGACCGCGATGCTTGTGGCCCATGGCATGGCCGGCGGCGCATACAATCGACACCATAACGCCGTCACCGCATCCTCGATCTCCTGCAGATGGTCAACGACCGAGAGTCTGATCGGCGTGGGCGCGGACTGCAGGTTGACACGTCCAGGCTGGTGGCCTCCGTAATGCGCCGTCGAATCCAGGAACTCGCGCAGGGCTTGGATCCATGACGGATAGTCGTGGATCCATCCCCTCAAAGCGGTCTCGCACTTGTCGCACATCGTGGCCTGGATACGGCACTCCCCGCCGCACACTCGGCACATGCCGGCGAGCGCTGGCTTGTTTTGGTTGTTTTGTGGTGGTTGTGTCTGGTTTGATGTTGGTTGGGATTCGTTGTTTTGTTCGTTCATTTGTTCGATTCCCTCCGGCGGGTGTAGTCTGGTTTGTGGTGATGCCAGGAGCCCGGCCGGAAGGTCGGGTTTCTTGTTATTCGCGGGTGTGTTGGATGATCGCTTTGATTTCCTCTTTGGGGACTTGAGGAACCAGTGGTGCAATCTCATCGAGGCTGTATCCGGCCTGATGCCATTTGACGATCATGTCCATGAGGGTTTTCTTCACTTTCATTTCGTTTCCTTCTTTGTTTTGGTTGTGAATGTGACCAGTCCGGTCTCGGCATGGAACACCTTGACCGGCTCGCCAGTCCTCAAGGACACGGCCTGCGCGTAGTCGCCAGCATCGTCGATGTTCTCGAACGTTCTGACGCCTTCCGTGGTGACGACGTTGTAGCCCATCTTGCCGGCTCCTTGTCAGCGCCGCTCACATGGCTCCAGTCGCATGACAGGCCGCCCTGCTTGTAGTCCGAGTAGACGACGCAGTCCACTTTCCTCGTGTCGGTCAGAGTGATGACGCATTCACTGAAGTCGTCGTCCATGTCGGAGCACTGCGATTCGATGGACCTGACCTCATGCGCTGGCGTTGAAGGCTCCGACGCGCTTCCGCATCCGGCGAGCGCCATGCATATGACGGTGATGGCGAGTGTGATGCGTGTTGTCTTTCTCATTTTGTTTCCTCCTAGTGTTTGCGCCATTCGCCGTTGGCGTATCGGTTCCATCCGCGGATCGCGGTTTTGATGCTGTCGTCCGGGGTGGTGATCCAGACGGCGTTCGGACATGCACGGCATTTGGCGATCCAGATGTAGTGCATCTTGGCTCCGATGATCCGGGCGTAGGGTTCGATGCCGGGTTTCCTCGTGCCGCAGTAGGGGCATGGACTGGTCCTATGCCATTTCCTGGCATGCGATGTGGTGTTTTTCATGGTTTGCCTTCCGTGATGACGACGGCGCGGATGCCGTCCGAGGTTTTGTTCGCGTGGTGGCGTAGGTCGCAGTCGATGACGTGCAGTCCTATGCCCCGGTATTTCAGGACCGCGTGGACCGGACTCAACCGGATCAGATCCAATGGGCCGTCCAACGTGACATCCATGCCGGTGAGCGCGATGCATCGCCGGCCGATCAGGTCGGCGGGATCCCGGTACCGCCGCGCCATATGCGTCTGGACCGTCATGGCCGGCCTCCGATCCAAGCGACCAGGACGGCCGCGCACAGGAGCATCATGGCGGCCACGGTCATCACCATGCTCCCTTCAGAAGCTTGCGGTACCACTTGTAGTCGTTGATGTCGCGTCGTATGCAGTCGCGCACCCTGTGCGTGCCGGCATGCGTCTTGTACGGATCCTCGGGGCAATCCAGGAACCTGATGTAGCGTCTCAACGTGGTCAGGTCGAACTTCCTGTAGCTCAGCCAAGCGTCCGGGTTGAGGTTCAGGCGTTTCAGGAAGTCGATGTCGAAATCCACGTTCGTGCCCGCCGGAACCAGGGCGAACCGTTGCGAGAGCGAGTCGAGATACTCCTCCACTGCGTTCGCCACAGCACCCACGCAGTCGTCGTGCGCGGAGCCGTTCAACAGTTCGAACAGCAATCCATTGTCCGCGTGCATGGAGAACGCTATCGGGCTCATGCCCAACAGGTTGAGATAGTCCGGTCTGATGATGTGATGCAGGGATCCATACGAATGTTCGCCCAGCACGTCGGTGCATTCCATGCCGACCTCCAACGGCAGACTGTCATCCCTGTCCGTGCCGGTCGTTTCGAAGTCGAGCCAGAGCAGCGCCTCCGGCTTCCCATTCCGGTCTTCGTCCTGTTTCCTCATGATTCTTCCTTCCAATTGCTTTGCCATTCGATGATCTCGATTTGCGTGAGCCGTTGCGCCGTGCCGTCATCCAGCAGCCACCACCAGTCGCCGTTCCAGTCGCGTATCGGCGCGTTGAGCGGATCGCGCCAGCTCGGGATGATGTAGCCGAACCGTTCCGCCTCGGCCGGATGCGCGTGCGCCCAACCATGGCAGCCGGTCGTGCCGGACCCGCACAGTTCGACGATGTTGCACGGCAGGTCACGCACGGTCGGGTTGGCTCGTCGGCGCAACTGCCGGTGGTGGCCGCTCCTGCCCGGCCAGACGGTCGGGTCGTGCAGGTTGCGTCCGCAACGCATGCAATGCCAGCCCTGACGTTGTAAGGCGACGTGTTTCGATTCCTGGAATTGCCGGTCGCTCATCGTTGTTCCCTTCCGAACTGGTCGAGCAGGTTGATGCAGGTCGAGCAGTCGCGTTTGATATCGCGGACGAGGTCAAGGTCCATATCGGCGAGCGCCGGACCTTTGAGTGCGTCGAGTTCCAATCGGTCGGCGGCTTGGATGGCCGAGGTGAGGACGCCGGCCATGTGTGCGATGGTCATGGTGTTCATGCCGCCTCCTGTTCGAACAGTTGTTCGGCCAATACGTCGCCGGGCACGTTCGCGAGCTGACGGCGCAGCATGTCCGGGTCCACGCCCTGGTTGAGCAGGTCCGCGACCTTGCATGCGAGCGCCATGTACGTGTCCGTGCCCTCGCAGGCTATCGGGCCGAGAACGCGTTTCACCTCCTCGCTGCCCCACGTATACCGTCGGTGAGCGTTGGAAACCTTTGGCGTGGCGAATCCGCGTTCCTTGCCTTTGACGAGCCAGTTGCGGAATTTCGCGTTCCAGTCGGCCGAGCGGGCTCCCGAGTCGAGGGCCCTGTCGCGGAATTTGTCGGCCTCGATGCTGCAGTCGATGCCGAGCCGGTCGGCGAGCGCCCGGTGTTCCTCAGAGGGTTTCCAGTCGGCTGGTATTGGGATTTGTTTTCTCGCGCGCGCGTTACTCTCTCTAGGTTCTATATACGGTTCTTCCTTAGATATGGTTCTTGTGCAATCATGTTGCACACCTGTTTGCACACCTGTCCGTGTTTTTTGCACCCCTGCTTGCACTGCTGGTGTGCAGTCTGTTTGCACTGCTGGTGTGCAGTCGTGTTGCACTGGTGTTTCGGCGTTTTTGAGAGGTGCAGTTTTTGCACCTCTGCTCATGTTGAGGTTCCAGACGGTCGGCTTGTATCCGCCGAGGCCAGACACGATGCGCTGGTCTCCCCTGCTGATCAGTCCAGAGGATTCGAGACTCTTCAACGCATAGGAGACCGTACGCACGCTGTATCCGGTCAACCGGCTGATCGTGCTCCTACTCGGATACGCTCCCATGCCTTGAGGATCGGCATGGTCGGCCAGCACGAGAAGCGTGCGGAAATCCGCGTGCTTGATGTCCGGCGCTACACCGTAGATAACCCATGTCAACGCTTGGATACTCATGATTAGTCATCTCCTCCACCGAGATATGCGCCCTTGAGTGCCTTCCTCTCGTCCTCACTCACCTGGTAGCCAATCCGTTCCAGCACGTCGTACCAGATGCCCATATCGTCCACGCCACGCCGTTGGCGCCAGTAGTTCCAGCCGATGTTCGACTCCCAGCGGGCGGCCAGGACATCGAGGATGCGCAGCGGCCTGTCCCTCAACACCATGCGGATCGAGTCGAGGTTCTCCTTGCATTCCAACGACCAGTGCTCGTCGTCATGCTCGGTGATCGGCAGGCTCCAGCCGAACGCGATCAGCTCCCTGATGACGTCCTCGCCCTTGTACGACTGGTACGGAAACACGCTCCTCCAGCCAACCGTGCCCGCGAGCGCGAGCCTGCATATTCCCGTTTCCGCGTGCTCGTGAGTGAGCGTATGGAGGTTGTCTTTCAGCCATGCAGTGCGGTTGGCTTTGGCGATCGCTTCGAATTCGCGGGCCTGTCGGTTGAGTTCCCTGCCTCGCGCCTTGATGGCATTGTCCTTGTCGGTCTTGGCCTTGTCTTTTTCGAGCTCGTCGGCCGATATGGGCGTGTATGTGCAGAACCGGTATTCATACGAGTACACTCTGGCTTCCGGCCAGTCGGATTCCCTGATGAACGAGGTCCAGAAGTCCGTGTTGATATCGGAGAACGAGTGGGCGGCCTTGTAGCCGTGCGGATGCCAGTTCCAGAAGTTCTTTCCGTCGGGGAAACTTTCGACTTTGATTCCGGCTTTGGCGAGCGCCTCCAGCGCCTTGTCGTGCCATGCGGTCCTCCTACGTTCCCGGGAGAGCCGCTGGTAGGTCCAGTCGAAATCGTCGGCGCGGGCGAGCTCGCGCTGCATGTCCGGATCGGATTCGAATTCGGCGAGCTTGTCCAACTGGTCGAGCGACAGTTGGCTGAAATCGGCGGACATGTCGCGCGTCTCCTGCGGGATTCTGGCTATCTTCAACCGTCTGCGGACGAACCGGTCGCTGCGTCCCGTTTTCTCGGCCATCTCCTTGACCCGCACGCCTAGGTCGAGAAGCCCTTGGTAGCCGTCGGCCTCCTCCACTGGAGTCAGGTCGGAGCGTTGCGTGTTCTCCACGAGCATGATTTCCTGTTCGCGGCGCGCGTCCATCTCCTCGACGATCGCGGGCACGGTCGAGAGTCCCGCCTGTCTGGCCGCGGCGAGTCTGCGGTGGCCGATCACGACCCGGTACTGCTTGTGTCCGTCGATGTCCGTCTCGCCGTTCGGCGTGACCAGCAAAGGCTGTTTGATGCCCTGGCTTCGGATGCTCGACGCCAGTTCTTCCACGTCGCCGACCTGCTTGCGTGGATTATGCGGGTTGGCATGCAGGTCGTCCACCTGCAGATTCTCTATGGTGATGCCCATGATCCATTCCTTTCATCAGAAATCCGGTTCGGATTCCGGCTTGCCGAAATCACCGAACGATGCCGATTTGTCCTGTGGCTGACCCCACGGATCCGACGGAGGCAGTGGAGCGGTGGCTCCGCCCGTATAACCCGCCGGCATGGAAGCCGGATTGCCATACGCTCCAGCCGTGCCACGCTGCGACTTGGCCACCTGCGCCGTCGCATACCTCAAGGAAGGCCCGATCTCATCCACCTGCAACTCGACTACGGTTCGCTGTGAACCGTCCTGCGCCTGATAGGAACGCTGCTGCAGTCGACCCTGCGCGATCACACGCATGCCCTTTGCGAGGGAGCGGGCGCAATGTTCGGCCATGTCGCGCCACGCGGAGCAGCGCATGAACAAAGCCTGACCGTCTTCGAACTGGTTCGTGTTACGGTTCCAGGTGCGCGGGGTGGAGGCAATCGTGAAGCTGGCAACGGATGCGCCGCTGCCAGTGGTACGAATCTCCGGATCCGCGGTCAGATTGCCCACCACCGCGATGATCGTCTCACCAGCCATCAGAACCTACCTTTCACGGCGAGAGTCTTGATGATGCGGATGGTCTCGCCACCATCCCTGGTCTTCGCCATGTGCGACAACTGCGCCTTCGCGCCCTGATGGAAACTGTCACCAGGCATCACCTCCAACACCGGAGACGCCACCTCGGACACGAACCGGCCCACCAGTCCGTTGAAACGCACGCCCAACGATTCCAAGATCACCAGCTCCTTCCACGCCTCGGTCTCCATCGCCCGACGGCACGCCTCAGCCACCGCCCTGTCGCCACGCGTCATCCCCTTCGTGCCGACGTCCTTGACCGGAGCGTTCGGACTGAAATGCCAATGCGGCAGAATCTCCTTCATCGGTTCCTCCCTTGACCTTGATTGATTGATATGAGCCGGACCGCTGGGCGCCATGACAGCAAAGAAGCACGCCCATCGTTCCCACACCCCCAAGAAAGCTGAACGAAGCGGGGATGCGGGCGGCGTTGACGGTCCAGCCAAGCGCCGGCGGCGGGATTCGAACCCGCAGCGGACGGCATGACGGCGGAAGACGTGAGAGTGAATGCGTGAAATGCAATGTGAGATGAAAGGACCCACGCCTCCGCCATCCGTCCGCATCCTTGTACGCCGGCGGATACGGTCAGACGTCGCCATCCACGTCATCGCGTGGAGCGAACCTGACCGTCAGCCACAGGGCCGTGGCCAGATACACGCCCTCAACCACAAGCGCGCCCGTCAGACCGCCGCCATGCCAGGTGAGCATGAGCGTCACGCTCACGACCAAACCGACCACGGCGGCCGCGAACTTCACACGACGCAGCGTGTAGTTCGGCCTCCCCTTTTCGAACCTGTCCTCAATGCGATAATCGTTGTCCGTCATCTTGCGCCTCCGATGCTTTGAATGAATTTCCTTGCCTGGTCTTTCCCGATGCTCGCCAGCTCCTGGCTTCCGTCGATGTCGAGTTCCATGAGGCTGGCGCCCTTGCCCGTGACGCGAATCGCGTAGCCGGTCAAGCCGAACATGATCACCGTGTCCCTCGGCGGTACGGGTGGCGTCAGCAGCGTTTCCGCGCCGATTCTCCTGAGTGACATCACAGCTCCTTGTTGATCGTGTCGATGATGAGGTCCACGAGACCGGTGACGTCGAGGTCGACGTATCCGACGATGTGACCGAGCGGACGCCTTGCTTCGATTTCGTCCCATACGTCGCCACAGGCCGGCATGATGGCGTCGCCATGGTCGTCGAATTCGTCGAACACGGCCCTCACGCACGCCTTGCGAATGTCGTTCATGCAATGCTCCTTGTGCAATTCGTCTCGCCCTCCTCAAGCCATTCGGCCACGGCCGTTTCCGGATAAAGGATCATCCGCCCGTGCTTCACGAACCGAGGACCCTGTCCACGGAAACGCAACTGGGCCAGATACCCCTGCCGCGTCCGAATCTCCTCCGGCGTCTCAGCCCCGAAAAGCCTCGCCACCTGCGTGGTGGTCATCATCTGCTGCAAGACCATCACGCGCCTCCTTTGCGTGTGTGATGCCGGGCGGCGTTAGGAGAACCGCCCGGCCCCCTCCTAAAATCGGTGTCATCCCGCATTTCCGACGTGCGGGCCGAACAGTTAGGAGAAGAATCATGCTCACACAGCGACAGGCACTCGAAGAGGCGAGAGGAAACATCGCCTGCGGAACCAGCATCGCCGCGCGAATCAAGGAGACCTCGCAGAATCCCGAGATTCGGGAACTCGCGAAGGCTGTCTATTTCATCGGATTCGGCAGCCAGCAGATCGTCAACGCCTTCACCGACTCCGGCAGGATAAAGGATCTCTAGAAGGAAACGGCAGACGGCTTCCATCTGTCCAAGCACGGCGGCGGCAGCGGCGGCCTCCCTCAACTGCTCGAAGCCTCTGCCGCCGATCGACGACATGGCGAAGGTCGAATCAATGAGGTCGACGCTTGTCTTCGGCTGCGTCGCGGTGATGAGACGGTTCCTCAAATCATCGAACGCGGAGAGCATTGCCCTTTGCATGTTCTTGTCCATCACGCACTCGCTTCCAACGTCGGCTGAGTGCGACCCCAATACCGGTCGATGAAGTAGCGCTGCCCCTTGTCCGTGACCTTCGGAGTGCGGCTGACCGTGGTGTGCCCATCCGCATGTGTGACGGTGGTCTCCTTGATGCGGAACAGGCCGAGGTCCATCGCACGCTGTCGGCACGTTGCGATTCGAACCGGACTTGCCGAGATACCCGTCAGCCTGAAGAAGACGGAACAGCCGGTTCTGGCCGATGTCCATCCCGTTCTGCCGGAGCATCTTCGCCAACTCGCCGACCAGGCACGTGCCGTCGGATGCGGCAACGGCGTCAGCGAACCGGGCCTTCGGCTCCAACACCTTGATTTGCGCGTCCTTGGCCTGAAGCTGCTGGTTCTTGCGTTCGATGGTCTTCTGCGCGACGAGCACGGCCCTGGCCATGATGTCCTCATCCGAATCTGACTCGGACGTCGGGATGTAGCCGCCGGTTTTGCGGATGGACGGAAGGACCTCGTGAGTCACCCAACGCTGGAACTCCTTGGCCTCCGGCTTCCGAGACTTCATCACAAGACGGTAAAGACCAGGTTCGCTGATGATATACGTCTGCTGCCGGCGACCAATCGAATCGATGACTTCAGTAGTACTGAACTCATCCTTATCAAACATTTTGACGGTCTCAGTTGGATTGCCAAGGTCAAGGATGCTCATACAATCTTTGAGCACGAACCAGGGCTCCCCCGCCTCGTCGGTCAAGGTACGCAATGCCGCGCCCTTGAAATCGAACTTCTGTATTTCGTTGTTCATGTGATTCTCCTTAGAATCGTTCTCATGTGTTCTTCCGTGATGATTGGTGAAATATGAGTTGGGTTACCGGTATTGATTGGTCCTCGGTGGTACCGGCGAGCGTCGTAACGTCCACGGCGGTCACGCTGCTGTTGCGCTATTTCGACAGGAACCGGCCGAATCTTGTGCTTACACGGCGTGAAGTTGTGCTGCCGGAGCATCTGTCTGGTAATCGCGATCTGTATGGCGAGCCACTGACCTTGGAGAACATCGGCACAGCGCCAGCCATTGACGTCCGGTTCGTCGGCTCCGGCTGCGTTGTCGCGGTGGAACTCAAGCCTTCGCATGGCAACGACTTACGTCACTGGGAAAGTTCCATGCCATCCATCGCCCCGGGCGAGTCCGTCGTATTGCAGATGCACCACTCCGATGCGGATTCGATCATCGTGGTCACGCATGACCGTTTCCCCTCGATTCCTTGGCTCCGCTGGTGGAAGAAGCGTCTCCGATGTCATGTGGGACGTGTCTCCGGTGAGAATCTGTGGCCGGCCAGTGGGTATAAGGCGATTCGGATTCCCCTTTGGCGGCAGCTGATTGGCCGGCTGGAACGGTACGAGCTTCGGAATCGCACTGACGAGATCGAGGAGCCACCGGAACCGTTGCATCCGACGCCGATGACCGGGCGATGATCCCGTTCAGAAACTCGACATCGGCATTGAGACGCTGTCTTTTTTCGATGTTCCGCTCCCAGAGTTCGATGGCGGCAACCGGATCCGAAACAGGATTCGAGCTTGCTCTGCATTCGCAGTCAAGCTTGAGGCCCAAGTCGTTTGCCTTGACGTGTGGCATGCGGCCGCACGTCGGGCACGGGTGAATCGGTGACGAGAGAATCGACGTGATTCTGGCCGCCCAGGCGTCCCACCGTTTCAGCATGAACTCCTGCGATACGCCTTCCTCTGCAGGACCATGCCCATTCGAGCAGGATACGACGAAGTAATCCATCCTGTTGTTACCCGAATAAGCTGTTTTCGACACACGGATTTCCGGACTGCCGCCGCATAGCGGACAATCCAATGGCCTTTTCGAATCTTCGACCGGAATATTGATGTTCATTTCGGGTTCTCCTTTCGATTCATGCGTCGGCGAGCGCCGGTTGCTTATGGTTTGATTTGGTTGATGTCGTCGATTGCGGTTCTTTTTCTTCTGAGTTTGCTGCAATGAAGATGTCAAGACCGTCTTGCCATTTCAATGCCGGAGCAATCTTGTCGAGAACGCGAATCGGCCATTCCCGTTGATTGCGCATGTATCGATTCATGACGACCCGATTGATTCCAACTGCGTCGGCGACGCCGGATTGAGTGATTCCAAGTCGAGCCATCCTGACTTTTATTGCCTGTGTCACGTATTCATTGCTTGTCACATCACCTCCATTCCCCGAATATTCGGGACTTTATTCGACGTTTACCGGATATTCGGTGAACATGCTTTCAATGTACTCCCGAGTATTCGGTATGGCAAATTCGACACGCCGAACGGCGTAAAGATGTAACTTCCCGAAAATTCGAATACAGTCATCGCTATGGACAGCAGTACAACACGCACCGATCTGGTGATTTGCAAATATATCAGCCAAGCAATGGAAGCCAATGGCATTACCCAGGCCGACCTCTCCAAGGCCCTTGAAGGACGATCAAAAGGCTATATCAGCGACCGAGTACTCGGTAAAAGAAGTTGGGCAATCAGCGAGTTAGACAGACTCGCTCCACTCTTTGGGCTTCCGGACGCTCTTTCACTGGTTGCGGCAGCCTGTGGATCAATCTCCAGCGAAGCCGCCCGCGCCTACGAAGCCCGCGAGCGCGAGTCTCAGATCACCGATGATCTCATCGACCGTATCGCCGCGCACCCCGAAGACTATGACATGGCCGCAAACAGGGATCCGAACGCACGCCTCGAAGCCGAAACGCCGGACGATTGATGGATTGAAAGGAACACGAATGACCGAATACAACCTGTATTGCGATGAGACATGTCACCTTGAGCATGATGATTCGAACAGCATGGCTCTGGGAGCCGTCATCGTGCCAAAAGAAAAACGCAAAGAGATATGCGTCAGAATCAAAGAAATCAAGCAGAAACATGGCATATGCGCCACGAATGAGGTGAAATGGGCAAAGGCACGAGACCGTATGCTGCCGCTCTATCTGGATCTCGTGGACTACTTCTTCGATGACGATGACATATCGTTCCGCGCGCTCCTCATCCCGGACAAGAATCTACTTGACCACAAGAAATACAATCAGGACCACAACACCTGGTATTACAAAATGTACTTCGAGATGCTCAAGGTCATCTTCGATCCAAAGCAAAGCTATAACGTGTTCGTCGACATCAAAGACACACACTCGAGTTTTCGAGTCAGCCAATTATGGGATGTCTGTTCGAACAACATGTACGATTACGATCACAGAATCATCCAGAAAATCCAGCCGATACGTTCCGACGAAGTACAGATCATGCAGCTCACCGACATACTCATCGGCGCAGTATGCCGTTCGCAGCGAAAACTATCGGAACAGCATCAGAGCATGGCGAAGCGCCGAATCATCGAACGAATCATTCAACGGTCGGGATACAAACTAGACCGGAGCACACTGCTGAAGGAGACCAAGTTCAACTATTTCGTATGGAGGGCGAGATGAATCCGCATTGGCTGCCCGGATTGATTCCTTGGAATCAAGAGCACGGAGAGACATGGGAGCAGTATGAGCAACGACTGTTCCATGTATTCCAGAACGAGTTCAGAGAGTCCTTCCAATACGACGGGAAACCCGTACACTACAAAAGAATGCCCTACGACGGAATCTATCCGGAAGCCTTCATGCATCTGACCACATGCAATCAGGACAACTCCGGCTCACGGCTTCCGGATGCCGAACGCAGCGAACGCATCAGCTGGCCCAGACCGGTAGTGGAGCATCATCCGTTCTGCGAAATATGCGAATACGCCCAATGCACGCGGCCTTGGGTATGGAGAAAAAACGACAAGAACAAGGATCGAGTGAAGATATATCTTCCAAACCAACAATATCTCGTTGTTCTAGGAGAACGAAGGGATTACTGGGTACTCATAACCGCGTACTACGTAAACCGCCAATGGAGCATAGACAAGCTGGAAAAGGAATATAACTCCAGATTCAGCACAAAAATCCAATAAAAAACTAGAGCCGCCCGTTAAGGACGACTCCGAAGACTCCTTCTACAACATGTAGATGAGCTGATTCAAATATCACATACGACACTCCAACTGTCAAGCGGAACTTGACAAACAGCAAAAAAGTACTTCTCGAAAAACAATACTTTCGGAAGAGAGGAATGTGGATAACAAGACCGTTGCGGACCTTCATCGGAGCGCGGAATCCATGGGACTGTCAATCGTATCGCGCGACCTCCCACGCGACATATGTGGCCTGTACGACGACCGGCACAGGCTCATCCTGCTGGCCGACTGGCTCAACCAACGCCAACGCCGCTGCACGTTGTGCCACGAGCTCATACACGCCAGACACCATGACCCAGGATGCGGTACACGATACGGGGCCAAATGCGAGCGTCGGTGTCGCAGGGAGACGGCGTTGGCGTTGATCTCGCCAGTGGATTACGGCATGGCCGAGACGGTGTACGAGGGCAATACGTGGATGATGGCAGTGGAATTGGGCGTCACCATCCAGGTGTTGAACGACTACCGGCAGCTATTGTACGATTCCGGCGTGTGCGTGCAGTAGTTTATACGCCTTTATACGGGCTTATAGAGCCTTATACCCCTTCGAATTCCTTATAAAAAAAAGACCCCGGCCACCCGCATACCGCGAGCGCCGGGGCTTGCCATAATGTCACGAGCCGCTTTTTGCCGAACTGCCGAACAGGAAGCCGACGGCTACCATGGCGAGTGTTTTCAACGCTTCCACACCATTGGACAGTGCGTCTCCGTTGCCTTTGAAAAAATCGAGGATCGCCAGAATGAGTAGTCCGAGAAGGCATACGTTAAGGAACTGAGAAGCCACATTGTTTTTGAAGTTTTCGACGGAGAACTTATGTTGCTGTTCCGTGTCTATTTTTTCACGTGCTGGGAGCGATTCGTTTGCCGCGGCGTTCGCGTCGGTTGATTCCGACAGTGGCATGGGTATGTCCTCGTCAGCATCGTCGGGTATGCGGTTAGTGCCATCTTCCGCCATTTTCCGTTCACACTTTCAGGTAAGCGTCGAACGTGTGGTCCTCGGCCATATCGACATTACCTACGAATCGGCTCTTGTTCTCCACCGCTTTGCTCCATGCCGACCCTGAAAGATGGGTGATTCTGGAAAGCGTGACGGCGGGCAGATTCTTCATGTGGTCCCATACCGTGTCGATGGCTTTTTTTAGTTCGGGGCTTGATGATTCGTCCGCCGCATACGCGTTGCCCATGGCGTCCTTCGCGTATTCGGTGATCGGGTTTCCGCCGAACGATTTGAATTCCCCGTACACTGCTCCGCATACCGGACCGTACCGCCACGGCTGGAACGATTCGGTGAGGAGCCTGTGGCCGGTGTTGCGCTGGTACAGGCATGTGATGAAGAACATGAGCTTCTGCAATTTCATCGGACTCACGGCGATCTTCTCTTTGAAGGCGCGGCGAAGGATGCTGTTGGCTATCAGCTCCGGGTCTATCCCCGTCCCCGGCAGACTGCTTCTTTTTGCTTCGGACATACCCAACACACCTCCCTGCTTCTGTTTTCAATCTACCGGCGAGCGCGGGGCTTCGTCAACGTTTCTTCACAATCTGGATAATCCTGACACATTTTGGTGATTTTGGTGGGCGTGGTTTGTTGCGCCTAACTTGCATTACTTTACATACTTTGTTATAATAGTTATGTCAACGGAAAGGAGGTGAGCATGAAATGGACGGACATCGTGACCGCCATCAGCTCGGTGGTGAGCAACATCATCGCACTGGCGGCGCTCGTCATCTCGATACGGCGCAGACCACGCCATAAGAGATGACGAAAGGGTTCCGAGCAGACCTAGTGCCCGGAACCCCGGTTCCATCCTATTTCATGGCCATCATGAAAACAAGCACCATATTCGCCGTCTGCGGCATCACATGCGGCCTGCTGTCGGCCATGCTCGGCTTCGCTGGAAAACCATGGCAGGCCGGACTGTTCGGACTCGCGGCCGGCATCTGGAGCCTTGCCACGCTCGCCATGGACAGACGGGGCGGCAAGGATGACTGAACGCTATCTGAGCATGACCGAGGTGGCCGAACGCCTCGGAATCACCAAAGGCGCACTGGCACGCTACAGGCTGCCCGAGCCGGACGTGGTCGTCGGCAAGGCCAGAGGCTGGCGCGAGGACACCATCGACCGGTGGAACGCCAGCCGCCCCGGCCGAGGCGTCGGCGGCGGCAGGCCGCGGAAGAAGGCGGAAGATGGCGACCATTGACGCATACGACACCAAAGACGGACGCCGATGGCGCGTCATCTACCGCAAACCAGACGGCACGCAGACCAGCCGGCGCGGCTTCCAACGCAAACGCGACGCCCAGGAATGGCTGGCCGAACACGTCACCGTCGCCAAGGCCAGCGGAACGTACATCGACCCGCAGGCCGGACGCCGGAAGGTCGGCGGACTCTGGCCGGCATGGATAGCCAAGAAGCGCGTCTCGTCAAAGGCCAGCTACGTCGAATCGCTCGAACGCGCGTGGCGGGTCCATGTCGAACCGCAATGGGGCGCGCGCACGCTCGAATCACTGACCCGCGCCGAAATCCAGGAATGGGTCAGCGGGCAGGCCGAAAGCAAGAGCGCCACCGTCGTGCTGCGCAACCTCGGAATCCTGCGCGGCATCTGCGCCGACGCCGTGTCCGACAGGCTCATCCCATCCAACCCATGCGACGGCATCGAGACGCCACGCAAGAAGCGCAAGGAGCACACGTACCTCACCATCGAACAGCTGTTCCGGCTCGCCGACGAATCCGGCGACCGGCGGACGATGGTGCTCGTGCTTGGCCTGTGCGGACTGAGATGGGGCGAGATGGCCGGACTGCACGTCGAGGACGTGGACTTCGCCAGACACCGGCTTTCGGTCAGACGGAGCGCCACCACAGTCGGCCACGAGGTGGTGGTTGACCTGCCAAAATCCGGCAGGCCGAGGCAGGTCGTGTTCCCCAGCACGCTCGACGCCCCGCTGCGCGAGCGGTGTGCGGGAAGGGAAGGCTGCGAGCCGCTGTTCCCTGCGCAGGACGGCGGATATCTGGCGCGCACCGCGCCGCCGAACGACCCGACCAAATGGTTCTGGCGAGCGAAGAGGCGCGCCGGCGTCCCTCTCGGACTCACCTACCACGACCTGCGCCACACCGCGGCGAGCCTCATGGTCAGCTCCGGAGCGAACGTCAAGGCCATCCAGAACCAGCTCGGCCACGCGAGTGCGGCGATGACCCTGGATGTGTACGCCGACCTGTTCGACGACGATCTGGACGCGGTCGGTCTGGCGATGGATTCGTTGCTGCTTCGGGAAAATGTTGCCAAAATGTTGCCAAAAACGACTGCGAGCGCGGCGTGA